CTCTGACACTTTTTTCCACGATATAAAATGCCAAGGCCACGCAAACCTACAGCTTTGAAGTTGCTTCACGGTGACTTTGATAAGAATCCGCAACGACGGACGCCTGACGAACCGCGTGGCGAGGCTGTTGCGTTGGAGTGCCCTGCGTGGATTACTGGCGACGCTCGGAAAGAGTGGAAGCGAGTCGTCGCTGAGTTGTTTGCTGTGAAAATTTGCACAGCACAGGACAGGGCAGCGTTGGAGCAGTATGTCACAGCTTATTCGCAGTGGCGTGAGGCTTTGCGACTGGTGAAGCGTGAGGGCGGATGGGTGGCTGACCAGCACGGGAACACTGTTGAGCATCCGGCGGCTATTGCTTCGCGGAGATACGCCGACCTGATTCACAAGTTGCTGTGTCAGATGGGGATGACGCCGGCATCGCGAACGCGGCTGCACGTGCAGCAGGAAACCAGCAAACCACCAATGAGACGGAAGCGTGGCTAAAGTCGACAAGATCACGAAACGATGGATTCGAAACGAGTCAGACGAAAAGGCGGTTGCCAACGGGTGCCGATTCGATGAGGAGCGTGGTCAGTTTGTCGTCGACTGGGCGGAGCAGAACCTTGTTCTGTGGGAAGGTGAGGCGGCAGGGCAGCCTTTGATAGCTCAAGACTGGCAGTATGACTGTGCAATGAGACTTTTCGGTTGGGTGCGTCATTCGGAGCGGTGGGGGCGAGAAGTTCGACGGTTCCGAGAGGCGTTGATCGGGAAGCCAAAGAAGAACAAGAAATCACCAACGGTTGCGTGGTGGATGCTGTACCTCCTCGACGGTGACGGTGAACCGGGGCAGAACTGCTATTCAGCGGCAAAGAACGGCGACCAGGCAAAGATTGTGCAGAACCATGCAATCAAGATGGTTCAGGCGTCTCCCACGCTGTCGCAACACATGGTCATCAACAAGACGACCTCAGCGATTGTGGTGGAAGAGACAAACAGCGCGATGAAAGTGCTGTCGTCTGACAATGTGAGGACACAGAAGGCGAAGGAGGGGTTGAACGGAAGTTGCAGCATTGACGAGCTGCACGTTGTGGACGGTGAGTTCGTGAAGCGTATTGCCAGAATGGGCATCAGTCGTTCTGAGCCGATGCTGATACAGGTGACGACCGCGGGCGATGACCCGACAAGCTACGGGAAACAGAGGTACGACTACGGCAAGCGTGTAGAGGCTGGCAAGTTCGACAATGAAGCGTTTTTCTTCGACTGGCACGAGGCACCGCAAGACCTGACAGACGAGGAGCTGAAAGCGGATCCGATCAAGTTCGGCAAGATGGCGAATCCAGCGTGGGGCCATACTGTCGGCGACGAGGAATACGCGGCAGACTTCGCAGGGTGTGATACTTCCAGTGCGTTCCGTGATTTCAAAATGTACCGTCTGAATATCTGGCAACAGGGGTCGAACCCGTGGCTTGATGCGTCTGACTGGGACAGGAACAAAAAGCGGATAGACGATACAGTCTTGGGTTCCTGTCCGGCGTGGGCTGGTTTGGACCTGTCGCGAACGCGAGATATGACGTCTCTGTGCATGGCGTTCACCCTCCCAGATGGGGAGTTGCATTTCAAGTGGTGGTTTTGGATGCCGTCGGATGTGGCGAAACAGCGGATGCACGTAGCTCCGTTTTTGGAGTGGGAACAGAATGAGGATGCGTGTCTACGTCTGACTGAGGGGAACTGGCTGGATTACGAAGTATTCTTCAACGACTTGGTGAGCATCACAGGACGGTATCAGTTGCAGCGGTTGCTGTATGACCCGCGGTTCGCTGACTTCCCGATGCAGAAACTGATCTACGGCGAAGAGAACTCAGACGGGACGATGAAACGCCAACCGGCTGAGTATGAAATCAAGCCGCAACCACAGGGGCCGGCAGCGATGCTGGAACCGATTGAGGAGTTTGAACGACTCGTCAAGTCGGGGGAAATGAGCCACGATGGCAACCCGATTGCGGAATGGCAGGCAGGGCATGTGTCACGTGGCCGGAATGGCCTGCTGGTGAAGCCAAACGGGAAAGACGACATTAAGACCATCGACGGGATGCAGGCGGCAGCGATCGCTACAGCGGGTGTCGAAACCGGCGAGTTTTCACATGCTTACGCCAACGACGGCGGAGGGGTGGTGTTGTTTTGATCGAAGTAACATTTGCAGGATCGATAAAAGGGCATGCAGTGGCTTACGAGATTGAACTGCCAATGCCACCTGCAAAGGGCGATGGCGTGGCAATACCTGACGATGACGGTATCTGTGGCGATAGCGGGTGGATGGACGTGAAAGTGTCTTCAGTGGAGTGGGTGCTTGGCAGTCCACTGTCAGTGATATGCGGCATAGTTGAGAGTGATGACGATGCGTGAACAATCCATAATGATTCTCGGTGCCGGCGGGATGGTAGGTTCTGCTTGTCTGCGAGCGTTTCAGCGTGACGGATGGACGCGGATTGTGACACCACAGCGCCACTTGTGGGACTTAACGCGGCAGCATCGCGCGGAAGAGTGTATCAGGGCGACGAGACCTGACGTGATTGTGATGGCGGCTGGGAAAGTGGGTGGTATTGGCGCGAACATGGCTGACCAGTCCCGCTTCTTGTATCAGAACGCAATGATGGCAATGAACGTCATTCACGCGGCGAAGGTGAACGGGATTGAGCGTGTCATCTACCTCGGTTCATCGTGTGCGTACCCAAAACACGCCGTGCAACCGTACCACGAGGAACAGCTGTTGACGGGGCCGTTTGAGCCAACCAATGCAGGCTACGCTCTGGCGAAGTGTCTCGGGGCTGAGATGTGCCGGCACTATTCCGAGCAGTATGGGGTGCGATACACCTGTCTGATGCCGTGCAATTTGTACGGACCTGGCGACAACTACACCGAGACGGGGCACGTTGTCGGGATGCTGATGAAACGGTTTCACGATGCAGTGATGACAGGTGCGGACACTGTCACGCTGTGGGGTTCAGGCACGCCGGTGCGTGAGTTCATGCACGTCGATGACCTGGCCGATGCCGTGGTTCATCTGATGGGATGTGATGACGTTCCGTCGTTGGTGAATGTCGGCAGTGGGGAAGCTGTTAGCATCCGAGTGCTGGCGGGAATTATTGCGAAAGTCACCGGGTTTAATGGTACGATACGTTGCGACAGACGCGAGGTTGATGGCGTATCCCGCAAGGTGATGTCCAGTGCCGTGATGCGGAAGCTGGGATGGTTGCCACAGATCGAGTTGTTCCACGGGTTGCGTCAGGTGTACGCACAAGAGTTCCCTGCATTGGTTGAGGTTGCGTGATGGAATACGGCGTGACTGAGTTGCTTGTCAACGCGACCCCGTCGCAGCCGGTAGCGATTGCGCCAACGGAAAGCGACCGATGGAATACGATGTTCTCGCAGGGGCGGACCGCGTCCAGTTCGATGAGAGTCAATCACAAGTCGGTGATTGGCTACGCACCGTTCTTCCGTGGTATCAACCTGATTGCAAACAGCGTTTCAGGGCTTCCCCGGAACGTGTACCGCAGGACGGGCGACGATGACCGCGAGATTGCCACACAGCACCCAGCACAACGGCTGATTAAGCGGCAGGCGTCACCTGTGATGCTGTCGCACAAACTGTTTCAGACGTTGCAGAGTCATGCTCTGTTGTTCGGGAACGGGTTTGCGTGGATTGAGCGAAACGAACGGTTCCAGCCGACGAGCCTATGGCCGCTCGACCCGCAGGCTACGTTGATTCGGTTTGTCGACGAGGAGCTGTGGTATTGCTCGAACATCAACGGCGAACAGTTGAAGTTCCCCGCGCGAGACGTGTTGCACATCAAGGGGCTGAGTCACAACGGCGTTGCGGGGTATGCGATTCTCGACATTATGGCCGACGCGTTGGGCGTTGGTATGGCGGCTCAGCAGTTTGGCGGGCGGTTCTTCGGGCAGGGCTCGAACATGTCCGGCCTGTTGATGGTGCCGGGGCATTTCAGCGACGAGAAAATCAGGAACACGCTCAACGCGTGGGACTCGATGTACGAGGGCATCACGAACGCTCACAAGGTTGCATTGCTACAAGACGGCGTGAAGTTCCAGCCGATGACCATCGCACCTGAGCAGGCTCAGTTCCTTGAGACGCGCGGGTTTGAAGTCCGGACAACGGTTGCCAACATCCTCGGCGTCCCGCCTCACCTGCTGGGCGATGAAACACGAACGAGTCACAACAGCCTTGAGCAGGAAAACCAGAGCTATCTAGTGCACTCACTTAGTCCGTGGCTGACGGAATGGGAAAGCGAATTAGATTCCAAGCTGCTGAGCGAACGGGAGAAGGACCGCAACACGCACTTCATCGAGTTCAACCGCGAAGCACAGATTCGCATGCAGTTTCGAGAGAAGGTGGACGGGGTTTACCGCCAGATGGAAATGGGGCTGATTGACCTCAACGAAGGGCGGAAGCTGTTCAACATGCCGGCCATCGAGGGTGGTGACGCGAGATTCCACCCGGCAAACTGGATGAAATACGGCGAGGAACAAGAGGCACCGATGGTAGAGCCACCCGAAGAACCACCGGAAGAGACTGAAGACGTCCTCACGGCAATGATTGAAAGCAGCGTGACGGCTGCCCTGAAAGTCGAGCGGACACAAGTTGTGGCGGCAGCAAAGAAGGGCAAGGTGTTTTGCAATCGGATTGACTCGTTCTACGACTCGTGGCAGGCAAAGTCTGTGTCAGGTTTGAACAACCCGGAAGCCGAGCAGATCAAATTGGAATACGCAGCGGAAAGCAAGAGACAGCTCATGGATGTGTACCGGAGCAGCACGCTCAGTGCCTTGCGGTCAAACATTGAGGAAGTAGTTGCAACGTGGGACGGGCGAACAGAGACACTTGTGAAAGACCTGAGAGGCACAGTCCGATGAAACGCACACTGACACTGCCGCGGATGTCGAAAGATGACCGCAGCCGACTACCGCAGGAATACAAGCTGGACGTGTTCATGCAGGACACTGGCGACGAGCTGGAGCTGTTTCTGCATGGCATCGTGGGTGATGACTACGACGGATGCGACAGCCAGACGGTTGCGTCAACACTGTCACAACATCGCGGGAAGCCACTGACGCTCAGGGTGAACAGTCCTGGTGGATTGGCGTATGATGGGCTGGCAATTTACAACGCCATCGCATCACACACGGGGGAAACCACAGGCGTCATCGAAGGCGTGGCGGGCAGTGCAGCCAGCCTGATTGTGCTCGGGTGTGACACCGTCAAAGCGTATCCCTCAGCACAGTATCTGCCACATTACAGCCTGATGTTTGCGATGGGACATCAAGCAGACTTGCGAGACGCTCTCAGCCTGTTGGAGAAACTCGATACGGAACTTGAGCAGATTTACGCCGAGCGAAGCGGTCAGAGTCTGGAAAAGGTGAAAGCGGACCTTCTCGGGCCAGAGGGCGACGGCGTTCGGATGAATGCCCGTGAAGCAATGGAGGCGGGGTACATTCACGAGCTGATTGAGGTTCCGAAGCGTGCGGCGGCATCCCGTCCAGCGGCTGTCAGTGCGGCACCACTCAACGCTCGCATGAGGCTGCTAAAACTTTCCATTGACAGCGAAGGCAGATAGTCTGTAAATTGACAGCACAAAGCAACGACGTTTCCGGCAGAGATCGTTGAGACGGTTGCCTAGATAAATCACTCTCGCGTACTGGGCTGACAAGATCAGTGCCTACGCACATGAGCAGTTGATACCGTGCATAGATGCGGCGTCATGTTCCACTGTAACCATTCCAAAGGTTGCTGGAGGCTGACGCCGTTTTTGCGTTGATGCCCCAGCGTTTCATAAGGGGCACAACAATGCCAAGTATCAAGGCACAGCTTGAAGAGCTGAGCAAGACGCGTGAGGACGCACGGCAGGAAGCGAAAGACCTGTTGGCCTCCGCGGAAGAAAGCGGCAAGTTCGACGAGTCGGTACAGGCTCAGGCGGATGAACTGTTGCAGAAAGCCGAAGAGGCTGACGGCAGCATCAAGGAACTTCTCGAACGGCAGAAGGGCATCGCAGCCACGTTTGAGCGGCTCCAGGGCTTTGACGACCACAGCGAAGCGATTGCGAACGCTCGTGGTATCAACGTCGGTGCCAATCCACAGACGCCAGAAAAGCCGAAGCGTGGACTGCCGGACAACGTCCAGCGGTACGGCACGTTGCAATACTTCGACGGAGAAAAGAACGGCATGCAG